TCCAGAGAGCAATAGGTTTAGGTTTGCGACGCTGTCTAAAAGACGCGTGCAATATAGATCTTGATACGCTAGCTGAAAAGCATAAGCGCCTCATTCGTGACGATAAATTCGCCACAATAGATCTATCTGATTGTAGTGATACTATCAGCCTTCGAATTGTTAAATATCTATTTCCCGCGAGAATTTTTAATTTAATTCTCTCTAGCCGGTCGTTTATGACCCTTGGACCTGATGGTAATTTTTATATTATCAACAAGGTTTCTAGTATGGGGAATGGATTTACATTCGATCTTATGTCTATGGTTTTGTTGGCTCTCACCAGATCGTTTGATGATGAATCTAGTGTATTTGGCGATGACATAGTTTGTCGCGCTGAATATGCAGAAGATATTGTCGAACACCTTCGTAAAGCCGATTTTCGTCCGAATATGAAGAAAACTAATATTCGAACGGGCTTTCGTGAGTCCTGCGGAGCTTACTACTTAGATGGTCACGGTTATGTTACCTGTTTCGATATGAAATGGATACGTACCGAACATGACCTTATAACGACCTTGAATAAGGTTGCTATCCTCGCAAGAGGCTATGGTAGTCCGTGGGATTTGCTAAATGAAGGCATCCGGTCGTGCGTTCCACCCGTCTTACTGGGTGTATCAGCTGTTTTGCAAGCCGTGAGCACGAGCGAACCACCTTCTTATGACCTATCTAGCTTTGTCCGATATGGGTCACCTGTATTTGTGACCCCGTCGCGACATCAGCTAAAGGCTATAAGAAGATCGGCATATCAATTCCAGTACACTGGCAACATTTCTGTTGCGCGGTGTATTGGATCTGTGATTACCGGTGTGAAGCGTGACCTTAAGGCCCGTGACTGGGATATGTTTTATCAAAACATAGCCTCCGGTCGCTGCGCTAAAAGGATCCATGCTTCGCGTGTAAAAGCGTCTTTAGTAGCGAGGGTTGGAGAGGACCTGATCGGGCCTCTCGACGCCCCACTTGCGAGTAATCGCATGTAAGACG